TTTTAGTATACTTTGTTCCAGCCAAGATGTGCTGCACCTTCCTGAGTTTTGTTAGCTGCCATTTCGTTCTTGTCAACGCCATAAAGATTAGAACCAAGAATTTGAATGGTGTCAGTAGCAGTATCACCAACAGCAGTTAGTGTAATTTCGGTACCAGCATTTGCGTTTGACAATGAATTAGCTAACTGATAAGCATTAGTGCCATCAGCAATAATATAGTATGTAGTACCCGAAGCGAGGCCGCCAATTGCTGTGCCAGCAGTAGTATAAATTACTGCATCTCCAGTTTTAAAGCCTTGATTGATAACGATTGTATCATTTGAAGTGCTTACTACATCAGTGCTGGTAGAGTCGATGGTAAAAGTAGTTGCTTCTACTACTGGCTTGCCTGCCTGATTATCAGTGTTAGACCATGCGGACATTATTGTTCTCCTAAGTTTTCTGCGTTATTTAAAATCTTTGCCAGAAGTTTATATGCTTCGGCTTTGTTATTATTTTCTTTAATCATTTTACGAAGCTGCTGTACCTGCTCTTCCACATCTTTCTTAGTAGGAGCCATGCCTTTCTGGGCACCTTTCTGCTTCATGTCTGCTTTCGCTCTTTTCTCAACGGCTTTAGCAGCAGCACCACTTTGTACTCTGTCGGCAGCACGTGCAATTACTCTCATTCTATCAGCTTTTTCCTGAGGTGTCAATTCTTCGTTTGCCTGGCGCAATGCCTTCTTGGCAGCTGGGTGATTAGAAAGACCTTTCTTAATCTTTTCCATCTTCTCAGCAGCACCGGTGTAGTCACCACCCTTATGTCTGGGGTCGTTAGCAATGCCTTTTGCCATCCTAACCTGCTTAGAAGTAATGTATTCGTTGACCTGCTGTACGTAAGAATTGTCTACTTCTTCTTTAGGACCATAGCCTTTGGGAGTAACATCTGTTACTTTCGCATCTGATTTTTTACCACCATGCACTTCTTTAGAAACTTTCTTAGGATCAATGTTGCCCTTCTTATCAAAAAGTTTCTTCAAATGATCCGGCAGTTCTTCTTGCACCTGCTCTACTTCTTCTTTCTTCATCAAGGATGCTCTGGCTGCTGGATTGCTCATGTTGCTTTTACCAGCATCAGGACCAAATCCTTTAAGTTTAACACGGTTGCCTTCCTTGTCGTATTTGCCGGCAGCCATATCAGCACGGGCTTTCTCTCTGCGCTTCTCGTTATCTTCAAAACTTTCTTTCTTCATAGACTTTTTGATAGCTTTGTCACGGGAACCCATGTACTCTGATGTGCTGGTTTCTACTTTGCCGTCGCCGTCATGGTCTTTCTTAGCCATCTTAGCTTCTTCCAAAGCCTCGTCTACAATTTTGAAGAAGACCGCTTTCTTTTCTTCAGGTAAGTCCCTGATATTAGATACTTCAAAGTATTCTAATGTTGCTTCAAACATTTCCTGATAGGTGTCATTCAACTCTAAGACTTCTTCGTCCATCTGTGCTTTCTTTTTCTCTTTTTTAAGTTCAGGTGAAAGAAGTCTGTATTTATCTCGCTTACGAATTGAAAGACGCTTTGCTTTCTTTTCTGCTTTCTCTCTTCCCCTCACTTCCATATCTTCTTCAGCGCCGTCTATGACCCTGACATTCTCATCAATTTCCACGGCTGTCTCCTCCGTTTGGTATCTTGTTCTTTGTGTGTGTAACTTTGCACGATTAAAAACAGTGGTATCTTTCAACATAATATCTGTCATGTTGAACATATACTTGTCTAATACTTTTCTTTCAGTTGGTGACAGTTGCTTACCCATATGCAAACTACTCATTGCTTGCATAAGCATGGGAAGTTTACCCGAAGGTACTATACCCTGTCTAACTAACTGTTCTAATCGTTGTTTTGTTTTGCTTTCCATACTTGTATTTATAACCTATTGCCTCTATAGGAGTATCAAATATGGAAAATTTTAACAACAATCTTGGTTTGTCGCCTGTTTTAACTGAGTGCATGAGAGAGGTATTAAGAAATGCTGCCTTGTAATAATAGTCAAGGCCTTCTATATTTACTGGGGCTGGGTCGTCTGATAGCACAAAGTTCAGTGAACATTGTGTGCCGTTATCAACATGAGGTGGGAGATATGAATGGGGTTCCTGCCAATAGAATCTGGGATTACATTCAATACCAAAATCATCAGCAATCTTTTGTAGATCTGGATGTTCGTACTTTCCTATTTTCCACCAACTAAAGTCAGCGTCAGGAAATCTATCATCAGTATAAAAGGTTGCAGAGGGGTATGCCTCCTCTGCAATTTCTTTCATTCTTTGTATGTCTAAATCATAATCAACAAGTATCAAGGGTGTAGACATTATCTTTTCACTTTAAATTTCTTCGCCTTCTGTGAGGATGCTCTTGCTATTGGCTTTGATGCTTTATACTTCTTAGACTTCTGTGGAGCCTTTCCTCTTCTATTTTTCATGCGTGTAATTTCCATCTTACGCATTTTAGGTAACATTCTTTGTGCAAATCTCTGAATGAGGGGTTGATACATAACGATAAGTCTTTCAAAGCGTGCCTTCTCTGCTGGTGGCATTGATGATTTGTCTCTACCTTTGAGTAGTCGCTTGTATACCATAGAACGAGCACCTCTTGTCGCTCTCTTTTTCAAACGATCAGGTGAGGATCCTCGTCTTAGTGCAATGTTTCTTGCTACTTTAAGTTTCTGTCTATTCTTACGTGCAGCAAATCTACGCTTCAGTCTACCTTGTACTGAAAGGACTTCATCAAGTGTAAAGATATGTTCTACACCTTCCGATGTTGTCACTTTATAATCAGTATCAACTATATCAACGTCTTCAAAATCAAAGTCGTCCCACTCTATAGTAGAATCATATTCATCATCTTCATCATCAAAGAAACCATATTCTTCCATGTCATCATATGTCATGGTTTCTATTTCAGCATACAAGTTTGCTATATCATCTTTTGACAGAGGAACAATGCCAGCCTCAGGTGCTACATCGGCATTGTCCTCTCTATACTTTTTTTTAGTTTCGCCTGCTTCGGTTTCTTCTGCAAATTTTACCGGGGCTTCAATTTTTCTATTCATGCTGCCTCGGTAGTTACAATGTGAGCAACCTCTACCTTCACATGATTTACACTCACTCGTGCTTTCGCCAGGAGTGTTGTCTTTCATGTATTCTGTGCCTTTAGGTAGGCCTCTATCCATGACACCCATAGTAGAATCATATGCCATGCCCTCTGCTAACTTCTTACGCTTGGCACCTAAGTAAGCAGCGACTGCCATCTTTCTACGCTTGGATGCTGATGCACCTTTAAACTGTGGGGCATCTGACTTTTTAAAATCTTTTACGTACTTACCGATACCGTCAGAAGGTGACAGTTTTTCTAACAGAGGACACCCTGTCATTTCAAATTCTTGGGTTATAGACCCGTGAGCTCTTTTTGCTGTGGGCCCGTGTCCAGAATCACGGAATCTGCCACGATAAGCATTTTTCTTTGTACTATACTTATTGCCTATTACTCCGTGTCCCTGTCCAGACAAATATAAGTCTGTCATATGTTTGTGTACTTTATGTACAGAATTATGATTATCAATTTGACGGTGATGGAACTCTGCTTTATCTTTAGTAATTTTTTTCTTAGAAGTTTCTTTCCAATGATGTACTATATTATGTGCGTGTTTTTTAGCAGTTTCTAAATCTTTAGTAGCGTATAATTTGTGGAGATGTCCTGTTGTTATATTATCTTCTTCTTTTATATAATCCTCAGCAGCAAGTTTACGTGCATCAACATTCTTCACATACTTTGCTACGTCATGTGCATGGGACATCTTTGACTTTGAAGGATCCTTCTTCATTTTCTTTTCAAGTTCTTTCGCAGCTATGTTGTAATTAGATTTGTTCAGAGTCTTGGACTTCATAATGGTATCGACAATACCCTCGTCCATTTTCATTTTCTCTAATACTTTTTTCTTCACTTCGGGTGATAGTGCCTTGAAGTGATATAGGTTCTGACTGTCAGCAGTGTGCTTCTCGCCTGTCATCACTTGCCCATCGTGTGCGTGCTGAGGGCCTGACCATTCCTTACCGTCTTTTGTATAGTGTCCTTCAGACTTCCAAGTATGATTCTTGCCTTCTTTCATTGACTTTTCGTGGTCGGCCATTCTTTTCTTTAAATCTTCTCTATCTTTTCTCAGCGATGCAAGTTTTTGATCGGGAGACAATTTGCTCCAATCCCTTTTAACTTGTTCTGATCGCCTACGTGCGACCATCAAACCAAGCGATTCTGATTCGTTAGTTTTCTTCTTCATCTGGTTGCTCTGCTTGTACGTTTACGTTTTCTTCGTAATACAGAATGATAGCACTCTGTGACTCTATAAATCTTCTTAGCTCACCCATGTTAAGAGCTATGTTCTCATAATCAGGAACACTGATTGCAAAGAATACAACAGCGCCATTCTCCTCACCAAATCTTTCTAAGAACTCATCAAGGTTCTCTGTTGTTACAGCATAAAAATCTATATCATATAGTGTGACAGGCTTAGGTCTTGGTTGTAAGGGTATGTTTCTATACGCATACTCTGTTTTTGTCACAACAATAGGTTCAGGAACCACTGGTTCCTTTTTACCAAACAAGCTAAAACTTGTACAGCTACTCAGAAGTAGCAGGATTGGGAGCGCCAGTAAGGCCTTCCATTTCCCTAAATAATCTTTCTGTTGCATTATTTACCCTTGTTTCAATTAAGCCAGGACGTTGTAGTGTAAGTCTTGTCAAATCATGTCTTGCTAACTTACCAGCTAACTCGTCTTGATACGCTTCTGCTTGTACTAACTGTGCCCTAAGTTGGTCATTGGCAGCTGAAAACTGTGCTGCATCTGCCTGTTGTCTTGCAATAGTTTCGTTACTTGTAGCAATAGCTTCTTCCAGCTGTGCTTGGTTGGCTCTTAATGTAGAAATGTTCTGATTCAACTGTGCTATTTGTTCCTGGGAGTTATTGTAATACCAACGCCCCACGAATCCCATGCCAACCATTAAAAGTAACAATACTAAAACAATTTTTCCCATTAGCAGTTCCACCTTCTACGTGCTGCCTTGCCTCTTTCACCTGTCCAACTACGAGACCTTGCACAGAAAGACTTGCGCCTCTTGGCTGCTTTACTGTCAGGCTTTAACTTGCTGGGAGGTGTAGTGACAGCAGTCTGTAGTTTACTACCAGGATTCTGTCTGCGGTATTTCTCAACACCTTTCTTTGTCAGACCAGCGCCTTGGTCAGTAGGTCGCTTATGACCTCCGCCTTGAGTCATGCCTTCCATACCCTTGGCTTCTGTCTGTACAGATTGTGTAGATCGAGGCAAAGGTTTGATACCATATGATGATTTTACAGCAGCACGTTCTTTTTCATTTTCTTGTGCTTTTTTTCTCATCGCCTTAGCAAATTCAAGCCTTTTCTTAGCTTGGTTTATATCACTTTGTTTTATTTCTTGTAATTCTTCCTCTTTGACACAGTTATTCACACGGGTATCACCTTTCATTTTGGTGCCCTTTTTCTTATAACCGTCCCAACACTTAGGGTCGAGTCTTTGTTTTTCTTCGTCCAGCCACTCTTTGAATGTTTGCATTTTCCAACTCGCTTATTCTGTTTTCTAATTCTTCTATTTTTATTGCAAGTTTAGGGTAATGTTTCACCCACTTTGCTTCTTTTTTTGCTATATCTATATCGTATTTATAAGACAAATACTCCATAAAGTTATCCAATTTCTTTTGAAACCAGATACCAGCTTTGGTAGTAGCAAACCACTTACCAAAACTTGAGCCTATGACACCAGTGGCACAGGCTCTAAGTAATGGAACAACAAGAAACCACACTTACAGTTCTTCTCTTGGTACAATAGAGCTGTGTCCAAACAACACAACTGCTTTGTGTGCCAACCACTGTTTCCATGCAGGTACGTGTTCTGAAAGCGTCATTGCTTCTTTGAACACTTTGTCTGCTGCCTGCTTAGCATCTGATACTAAACAAACATCCTGTTGTTCGCCTGTAGCTGCTCGATACTGACGGATACAATAGTATAAGTAATCATGTACAACACCTGCTCGTGCTACGTCAAAGGGTGCAATAAACCACCATATACCACGAGGCACAGAAGCTAAGTCTGTTTTGAACCCCTTAGGTACAGTGATTTTATTGTTCTTATTTAATTTTGCACCGACAAGTTTTAGTGCTTTAGCTTCAGTCTCGCTAAGAACATCAGAATCAAACGCCAACGACAGGTCCAATATCCAAGTTCTCGGAGGTTGAAAGTCGGCGTCTAACAATCTGTTGAATTTAGCCATTTTCTTCTCCAAAATATCTATCTAACATTTCTAATTTATCTTCGTACTCAGCCATAATGCCCAGTTCTTTTTCAATGCTATCCATAATATCAGGGTGTTCTGCTACGCCTACACCGTTACGGAGATAATTCTCTACGTTAATACGGTGTTTCTCAATGTGCGACATAAAGTGCAACCTTGATGCGTTTAAAATATCTTCTCTCATAATCAACTCCTTTCTAAACTTGCTAAATGCTCCAATCTCACCATTAATCTCTCAGCTCTGTTAGTAACTTGTTTGTACCAACGGCTATCTCTTCCTTCTTTTGCTGCTTCCAACCAATCTCGTGTTTCAATAGCAGCGTTAAACTTTTTGAAACCAGAGAGGCGAGGACGCCCCATGTTAAACATCATATTAACCAGGACTTGTTGGACCTCATCTGGGTAGTTTCCAAAGTCCCCTTCTCCGTATAAATGGTTACACTCTCTAATTGCGGTCCCGAGGTCGTCCTCGAAACATTCACGGACTCTTTCTTCACTGACTGCTGTTCCAACTGGTTGTCCGTGTTCTGGGTCACTCTCTTTGATAAGGTGACCGACTCCAAATGTTGGATAACCGAGGTGGTCGAGATAGATGTCATAGCGGACTCCTTCGTCTTCTTTTAATTGTTCGTAAACTGCTTCTCTATTCATTGACAAATCCTCTTACAATGCCTTCAGATAAAAACTTAGCGAACGACATTCTCATACTTGATTCTTTAAGACCCATTCCATTTCGTGTGGCATTAAATAACTTACGGGCATGATGGTCAGAAGCAGACCCATGTAAACCTTCTCTAAATTTATCAAAGTCGTTGTCTCCTGCGTGGCCTCTCATCTTAGTACCGCTCATGCCTGCCACGCCTTCCGCATCAGGGTCTCTTTTGCCCGCTGATTTGATATGCAGGCTGTCAAAGTGATAATCACCGTCTGGTCCGTTATACTTATGTGCAAGTTCTTTCATGTCTTTTACACGATCCGAACCGACAAACATAGTAGCATGCTTGTATCCTTGCTGATGAAACTTTTTTAACTGTGCAAGAAAGTGTGGGTGTTCTTTTGTGGACGCCTCAAAATGTGTGTTGGGGTGAATGTGATTTAAGTATTCTAATTTATGATCCTGATGTAAAGGATTCTTGTGCTTGTCCTGGGAATGACTAACAATAACCTGATGGTCATGTCCATTCTCTTTGGCATGGTTGTGTACAGCGTCAATCAGCTTGCTGTGACCTGTAGTAGGAGGATTCATTCTCCCAAATGTGAATACAATATGATCTTTAGCCATTTAATTTAAATTTCCGGTCTGCTTCTTGTACAATATACTTTGCTAATATATAAGGTGTCTTTTCAAATAAAAAAGGAAACACCGCGTGTATTGTTCCTGTCACTACTATCGCAACAGCAACTAAATTAAACCACATAGCATATCTAAAATGTTCCCAATATCCTGTGCCAACTTCTTTAAGATGCTGCACCTTTCTTCCTCATTTCGCTTGCTGCAAAGTTCATCTTACTAAACTCATGCCTCAACACAAACTTAGAAGGTCTGCCATTGTGATGCACAACATAACCTTCAGGGTTTGTAGGTTCACCATCAAACTCATGCCCATGTAGGTGGTGTGAGTTAAATGCGTCAGTCAATGTATTCTTTGCTTTTTGTAAGTGTCCGTGTACACCTAAAACGTGTGTTAGATGTTCTTTGTTAAGTCCCGCAACGTGTTTCTTGCCTGCGTCTATGTGTCTCTGTTGAGCAACTTCGGTTTTCACACTCGCTGCTTTCTTAGCATAGTCTGCTTTCAAATGATCAACCATACCTTTGTGTGAGGGTGTGCTACCGTCCCGTACAGTTTTGTTTAGATATGCTGCTACTGCTGTAGCCTTCCCATCGTGTTTAATTTCATGTGCTTGTACATGGTCAAACGCTTCTTTAGGTGCCTTCTTATAGGCTTCCATAGCGTTTGCCATGTGTTGTTTGTATTGTTTCTGTTGATCCTGTGTGAATGATACGTGTTCCATTTGATGGAACATAGGAAACTGGTGTACGTGTTCGTGGTCTTTCATTTCAGGTACGTGTGCTTGTCTAACTTTCATATCCTGTAATGTTTTGCCATCGTAAGCTGTGTGTACAGCAACACCTATCTGAGAGTTCGTAGCCTTACGTGCTTCCTCTGAGTTAGGTTTGTGATGATATGTGATAAGCTGTGTCCTATGTGATATTCTGTGACCTTCGTGTTTTAGATCAGCGGGTGTGTGCATAATGTCTGCTTGATAGATACCTTTGTCAGGCATAATCTTAGGCAAGTGTTCTAAGGCAGCGTGCATTTTTTGTTTTAAGCCTGGTGAATGCCCGTAATGGTTTTCTATATCTTCAGGAGTATGTGCTATCTTAGGTTTTTTGTTGAATACACCCTTAGTGCCTACAAAAAACTTACCTGTTTCAGGGTGATGACCGAATATTACCGAGGGGCTACCATCATATTTCATAGTAACCTTAGTGCCGCCTTTCTTACCCATCAGCACATCATGTACACCGTTTAGTGTATGAAAGGCATGAGCGAACCCCTTAGAACCACCGTGGACAGCATGGTCCTCAACGTGTTCAAGGTGTGCCAACTTATCTTCGTCTGTTGCCTCAATGAGGTATTGTTTGAATCTAAACATAACTGTATTTATAATACCTGAGTATAGGAGAAATTTAATTTAGTTTTCACTGTGCCTAACATTTCTGAATATTTTTTATCCTTTAAAGGCACTTTTAAAGTATTTGTGTAATTATTGTATTCTGCTTTTAATAGATTTGCATCTATAATTGTTTCCCGTTTACCTCTTACAAGCGCACAAGATATAGGAGCCAAAGATTTTTGAATGGTAACATCTGACAATCTGTTTAGAAACTCTCGGTCGCCGTAATGCCAACCTGTGAAGGATTCGTCATATCCACCTGCTTCCCAAAACTTATCTTTATGTACAGCAAAAACATTTACGTGTCCTGTAGAATTGTATTTACTGTTAAAAGTAGAATAAGAGGCAAACTTATATAAATGATCTTTTAGAAAAGATACAGTTCTTAGATATCCTATATCATTAGGAGAAAACTGACAATCAATATCTGAAAAGATAACAGTGTCAGAAGAGGCAACAGCTGCAATTAAATTTCTGCAACCATGTGAATTAAAACCAAGATCCTCATTGATTTTGTAGAGCCTAAGGGTAGGTAGTATTTTTAAATCTTTTAAAAGATTTTCAGCAGGAAACTTTGAGGACCCGTCATCTACTACAACAATTTCTATAAGAGAAGGATATTTTTTCCAAATGTCTATTTGTTGTTGTAGTAGTTCAGGATCTTCATAATAAGTAAAACCAAGAGTAAATCTATACTCCGAGGATGCCATCCATTTCCTCTGATACATCAATTTTAGTTACATCTTGTGCAGGAAAATCTATTGTGCCGCCATTGAGAAGTTGGAAATTTTCACCGTGGGTGAGAGAATCATTATTATACAGTTCAAATCCTGCATATGCCTCTCTTACATCATCAGTTATTTTTCCTTCAAGCGAGTGGATGAAACTATTAATACGTTCACCTACTTCTTTCCAAGAAGGTTCTTTGTCAAACCTTGCACAGATATATTCGTTACCGTCGATTCCTCTCCACATTGGAAGGTCAATACTCCCAATATTTTTATAAACTTTAGTGATAGCTACGAGCTTTAATTTCATTATAATACTCCGGACATTTCTCAATTTCTGTTAGACTTACATTGTATTTAGTCGCCAACGCTTTGGCAGTATCCTTCCAGTAAGCCTTGAAAGATGGGTTCAATGTCCTACGTGAAGCAATTACAACCTTAGCAATCTTTCTTCTAATTTCACTATCATTCATATTATTCCAATCCTCAAGATGCAGTTTTAACACTTCTAAGTCCAACGGCATGAATTCTCTCCCGTAGTTCAGTAGTAGAGAAACTATGTTCACGCTTATTGAAATACAGTTCTATACCACGTTGCTTGCAGATGTCTTTGCCTGTGAAGTTTACATTTAGGTATTCCTCACCGACAATACGAACATCTATGTCAAGTGTAAGAAGTAAATCCTCAAGATCCTTTTCAGTCTGATACACCACAATTTGATCTACATACTTCACAGCTTCAAGCTGAATGTAGCGTTCTACAAGCGACTGAATAGGTTTATTCTTGCTTGTAGGCCTGTCAATAGTAGGGTCTGTTTGCAGACCACAAATCAAATAGTCACACTGATTCTTTGCTTCCTTGAGCATTGTAATATGCCCAGCGTGAAGCAAGTCAAAAGTGGAACAGGTAAAACCGACTTTATCCCAATTCTTATCCATTATTTTCTCCCTCGAGGAGTCTTTGTTTTACACAATCCTCAAATGTACTAAACAACTTTTGAAACTTTAGCTTATACAGTGTTTCAAGTCCAAGAAGAACATTCGCAAGTTCATCACTGGCCTCGCCATGAGCATGGTAGACAAGATTAATATCATCTACGACACCCCAGCAATTCATAATTTCCTGCTCAAGGTCAAATCTGTTTTTCATATTCAATCTCCATCCAATTTGTGTCTTCCGGCATTAGTGTAATTTGACCATCAAATTCTTCTTGCTCTTTTAAACTATTATACACTCCACCATTAGCCATTGTCAAGCGATAAGTGTTCTTGTGACAGCAATAGAAACTGCCACTGTATCCATAGAATTCGTAATAGTCACCGTCTTGTTTAACTTCGGTAATACCTGAATTCATACGCCAACTATCACCATCGCGGTATCCCCCACTCCAGCCGGCGAGAACCTTGTAGATAGGAAATGCACCTTTGCCTGGTTTAATTTTTAGGATTACCCAGTTATCTGGTTGGTATATCATTTGCGGTCAAGGTCAAATCTATTTTTCATGGTATCCAACTTCCTCCACTGTAGATTCAAACAATTCCAATGCGTTACGGAGACCGGAAATCAACGCATCAATCTCGTCTCTATGGCATTCGGCAATCTTTCCTTTTATGGTACAGTATTGTACTGTGCGATAAATAATCTCTTCCCAGGACTCTGTAATGTCAACTTGAGGAATATCGGTCTCTCCAACGTATACAAGAGTTTTAAGTCCTGTTGGGTTAAGTTCGGTGTCTACATCAACTCTCAATTTAACATCAGTCATCTATATTGACCTCCATCCCAAAGGCCATTTCACAGGCCCAGTTTGCAATTTCTTCATTGACCATGTCTCGGTATTCCCAATGGTCATGGTCCTCATGTTCAAAGTCAAGACCATCTAAGACTAACCACATCTTCTCAAAGTATTTGTGGTCCTCTTCCTCAACGTCCCAATCATTATTTGCCCAGACTGCACAGCCTGCAAAGTTAATAAACTCATCTATATATGTGAGTTCAATGCGTACCTTAGGGTCAAAGTCCATAAGATGTCGAGCTAAATTTTTTGTAAACGGAAATATGCTACACCAAGCACTGGTGATACTGACAAAATCATTGCCTTCCTCATAGTAATCAACATTGGCCCACTTAGGACCTATGTAATCTTCCATCCAATCCCTTGAAGGATAATCGTCTCCGTCCCACTCAGGTAAGAATCTTGCATTTTGAATAGGTTCTTGCTCTGAGAGTTCTTCAAAGATGCGTGAGAATTCAGTCATGCAAGCATGATTGCCTGTGACCTTTAGGAAGTTATCTACATGATTTGCCATTTGAGTCTCCGAATACATTAATAAGGTGGGCCCGTTAAGGTGGAGCCCATACCTCATTACAAATGATTACTCAAATACTGAGGAACCAGCAACTGAATAAGCAGCTGCAATCATAGCACGGCTGGGAGTACCCAAACGATAAACGGTTGTGCCGTTCTTAGCAGTGTTAGTGTAAATAGCATAACCGTTTGCACGGAGCTCGCTAACACGCTTGCCAAGTGAAGTAACACCGAACAGACCGCTTGCCTGCTTAGCAGACAGTGACTGGCCAGAACGGAGGAAGTTCAGAACCTTCTGGTTCTGGGTGGTGCTTGTAGCTTTAGACATAAATGTCTCCTTTCATCATCAAAGTTAATCCCATTCTTTATGGGAACCAATACGCTCATTGTCGTTATAACCGAGCATATATTCTTTATATTCTACACTATTTTTATCAGTGATGTCAACCTTCTCGGAGGAGTAGGTGGCGCCTACATAGTAATGAGGGTCTTCATCACGCTGATAATAACTATCTGCAGAACCACGGTCATATGGACCGCCATGTTTTTTATCTACCATTACGCAACCTCCTTGGCCCAGCGCTCGGCTGTTTCCAAGTCAGGAGCATACTGCATAAATGCTTTGAGGGTTGCCTCCTCATAGGCTTTTTCGGCCGCAATATCTTGCTCGATCAGGTTAGACCAATAGTCGCAATCTGCCTCGAGTTCGGCAAAGGTCATGCCGCTAATGTCCATACGGAAACGCCAACCATTTACGTCCTTAGACGCATCTGAGATGTAGCCGTACAGTTCATCTGC